AATAATGGCCAAACTCTGGTGTTCGATGGAATCCAGAACCACCGGATAATATCTGCAGATGTTTCAAGAATTTTTCCCCACGGCCAACCAGCGGCTGTCAATATAGTGTCAATTAAATCATCCAGATATTGATTCTGGCGGATCGTTAGAATCAAACTCTGATTGTCCAGCCATTGAACACCAGTTACTGCAGTAATCTGCACCTGGTCGGATTTAGAAATCGGCACGATATTTTCGATCTGTCCGGTGAAAACTGAATATTCGTCCCCTGTTTCAGGCAGCCTGGTTAATACCCTGATTTTTACGCCGGGACGGACGTTTGGATAAAGCTCAGACTTCGAATTATACGGATTATAACGACCGTCCTGATTATCCAGTTCAATGGTCAATCCGCCCTTATCGGTCTCCTCGAATCCATTGCCATCCGGCTTGAGCAAATGTCGCCTGCCTCGAGTAGTTTTTAAACTGATCATCCGTGGGGCCTCGTTGATATAGTCGTAGATGCCATCTCCGTTCCAATCAATAAGCAGCGCCCAGCGCTGTGTGTCGAAGGTCGATTCTCCGTATTTTGCCTGACCGTATTCGAACGTCCCATATCTCATAAGTCTCTCAGCGCCTCTTTAATGAATGGTTTCAATTGCTGCTCAGCCTCCACCCGATCCGCCAGTGAGATCATCGGTGCGTATACAAACTGGATCAATTGTGATTCCATACCGCCGGCTGGTGTCATGCCGCCAGCTGGGATTATTATCCCATCTGCCGGCGCCAGGAAATACTCCGGCCCATTCCAGGGTCGATTCTCATTTATCTGGTATAGTTTTCCGGCCTTCACTGATCCGCCGTCTGCCCGCGCCTCAGTATAGACATAACCACCAGGGTTATAACCCTCAGTACCCGGCGCATGATAGCCCGCTGGATTATATAAATTTCCGCGTTGACCACCCGTTGTCGCCGGGCCAATTCGGTCTAAGAGATTAGCCGTCTCTTTATAGGATCCATTGACCTTATCATTCGCCTCTTTGACTCCATATAACCGGTGAGCCTCTTCGATCAGGTAGTTGTTGAATTCCGAAACAAAATTTATTACCCCGGTTAGCGCAGGCAGAACAGCCTGCCCCATTTGTCGCGTCCAGCCGCCCCAGGCATCGCCCAGGGCATCTACCGCCTCACGATGCGCTTGAGCCATATCCATAGCGCCCTGAGAAAGCACTTGCCCGGTTTTGGCGGCATCATTCGCCATTTCACGCAATTCATAGCGGTTTAATTCCAGTAGCCGGCGAACGTCCGAGCCGGTCCGTCCAAAAACTTCCATCAGGAAACGGGTCTGTTCGATCGGATTTTGGATCGCCCGATATTCTTCCCCCAGCTGTGCCAGTCCAGCAATGGACGGATCGTAGCCTTTTCGAACCGCCGATTCGAATGCTCTCTGAATCTCGTCCGCTGATATCTGCAGATCGTCCCCAATTGCAATCATGGCGCTCGCCTGTTCGGATGTGGCGCCGATCGCCTCCATCAGATCCCGGGTTTGGTCCGCCAGATTCATGAATTCGCCGACCGTCGCATCGTGGACTGATTGCAGTGTCTGAAACGCGGTTTTCACAACGCTGATTGCCCCGGCCATTTCTATCCACGAACCTTTCAATCCGCCGAGCAGTCCTGCCGCCTGCTGCGCTGATCCACTAGTTTGGCCGATGGTTTTATTCGCATCCGCCTGAGCTTGCTGAAGTTTATATGCCGCCAGTGCCGCCTCGCGCTCCTCGCTGGTCATCCCATTGATGGCCTCCTTAGCGGAAGCATACTCCTCCTTGCGTTTAGCCCGTTCGAGGAGTTTGCCCATCGCATCGGTCAGTTTTACGGTTTCGTCGGTGGCATCCTGCAGTCCGCGCGGATCGTCACTGGTTTTGATATGGATCTCATAACTTGGCATAAATTTCTCTTAATTTTTTGATTCGCTGGATTTCATTCCACAGATCTGGATTTGCCTCTATCCATTGTTTATGTTTGCTCATATCCCGGCGCCGGTAGCGGTCGAAGGCGAACCAGGCATTGTAGGCCTGGGTCATCCGGCTGAGCAGCCCCGCCGGCTGATCGAGCAGCCCGCCCGCTTCCGGCAGCGCCCGGTATCCAACTGCCTGCCATGCCAGGCGCAGCTCTGGCGGCGGTTCGGCGTGCGGATCCTGGCCACATTCCGCCGCCGCCAGGATCATTCCGGGGGGATCGCGGTCACCTCCTCGTAGATGTCGTCAATCGCGTCGCCCAGCAGGCGGATGATCCGCGGGTCCTGATCAGCGACTATCTCCACGGTCATCGGCGGATCGAGCTTCTCGAACCAGCCCGCCTGGATCGCCGCGCGTACGTTCGCTCCACGTCGCTCGCTGGCCGATGTCGGCCGTTCACGCATAAACGCAGACCCGAACGCCTCAAGATCGCGCTGGCGCAGATCCTTGATAACTGCGTGCACCTCGAGGGTTTTATGCTTGATCGTTTTCTCCATAATGCCTCCACTACGGCAACTGTGCCAGCTCATTGACCACGGTAATAGATGGCCCTATTGCGGCTGTCGAATCATATGCCGGGCGGAACTGCCCGGGTAGCACTTCGGCGCCTTCGATATCTTCCAGGCTCGGAAACGAGACCCAGCTGCCCGGCATATCCAGGATGATCGTCTTTTTTGAGTAGGCTGTGCCCGGAGTGGTCAGCGCCGGTCCCTCCATTTTGATGCGGATAAGCCGCGGAGTTCCGCTGCGCCAGTTGTCGTATTCTGCCAGCCCAGCCGCGTTCTGATACAGGCTGATCGCGCAGGCGATCTGGATCCGCTGCTTGCGTTTGACCTCTCCGTAATATAAGTTTCCTGTACCGGAAAACTGGTGGCGCAGGCCCGTGTTCGCCTTGTAACTGAAACTGGCCAGGGTGTTGGTTTTCTCGGTCGTGCCGATCGTTCCGCTGATCGCGTCGATGTACAGCTGACATCGACCAAACAGCGCCTCACTGACAGTCGGGAGCGATATCCCTGTGGTGAAGCCGGCCGTCAATTTCTGCCACTGGCGGGTAATCCAGGTCGAGGATAGCATGATCGCGTCCATATCAGTTCCACCCTGCCCGCTCAATTCGAAAGAGGTCGGAAAGGCGTATGTTGAACGTTCGACCAGGACATTATTTCCGCCTTCGGCGGTGTAGGTTTGGGTCAGGACCTCAATAGTGATCGAAGCGCCGGCAGATTCATCAGTTATTGTTTCAGCTACAGTGATTGCTCCAGCTGCAGCGGTAACCACCCGGTAGATTCTATTATTTGACGTCGATCCGGAAACGCGGATCAGCTCGCCGGCCTGGATGAATCCAAGCCCATCACCTGAATCGGCGATGGTTTTGGTTGCCGCGGTAAATGAGATCGTCGCTGCGGTTTTTTCGATGTCCGATGCGGTTTTCGGCCACGGATAACCATAGACTTTCCCGCTTCCTACGCCATCTGCCTGGCCAATCTCAACTGATCGGATCGCTGCGGCTAGAATATAGGGTAACTGCTCGAATGTGCACGGGTCCGGCCCCTGTTTGATCGAGCCCAGCACGTAGGGTACGTAGCTGCGCGTGTTTTCCACCAGCATGGCGATATTTTCGGCCGGAAAATTCCGTGGAGTATCATCAGAACCAGTCCACACGCCGCGCATGATCGCCGTAGCCGCTACGGCTGTGCCCGGGCTTCCGCTGTTTTTTACCTCGCGGCCTAGCTGAAACTTGCGAAAATCTTTAACTCCGTCCATGAAACGCTCCTTAACTCAAACGCTCTCTGACTACCCAGTGGATAATCAGACCTTGGTTAGCGACCTCGGTGCCAGGTTCAAACACCACTGGCCCTTCAATTGAAGGACCTTCAATACTCAATTTACAGTATTGCACCTTATTATTCAGGGTTCGGTCTATGGCAAATACTGCTCTGATCCGGGCATAAAAACCAACGATATAGGGAAAATCCGATTTTTTCACGCCGGGAACCAGATGAAATTCCGTAATCCCGCGCCAGGTATCCACGTTCGGACCGCTGTCCGGGGTTTGCATAATCACATCCTCGGGATAGGTAATCGCGCAAGGAAAAACCGTGAAGGTTTCTGGAAATTCATCTTTCCCGAATAGCATATACGAACGCACATACCCGCCCCGGCCGTCGCTGACCTGGCCGGCTTTTTTTGCGATCTCATCAATCCAGTTTTCAACTGCCATGATCCAGTTCCCGAATGATATCCTCTACCGCCTGCTTATGGTAAGCGTCGATCATGCTCTTGGTCCTCTGTAACCCGCGGTAAAAAAATGACATGCCGGCAGTTCCCTTCCGCTGAACCGCCCTGGCGATCAGATAGGCCACACGCCTCACCGATAGCGCATCGCTGGCCAGACCTCTGTGCTGCACCCACGGTTCCAATTTGGTCGAGCTGGCCATGCGCTTGCCCGGCCGCCGGCCCGAATTGAGCACATAGATATAGACATTCGGCCGGCGCAGGGAAGATTCCACCTTGCCGACCACTTGAAACGGTGAGACCACTACCCGGCTGCCGATCGACCGCCGCGCCTCGCCAGTCGCTCCAGTCGGTACTTCGGCCGCGACAGCCGCCCGCCCGGCCGCAACCGATTTTTCCATCGCCGCTGGCAAGTGTCTGTTTCTGGCGCGGATATAATTCGCTGCTAGGTTTAATTTTTTAAGTTCATCTGGAAAAGTGATCTCATATTCAACCATACTGCCTCACAGCCAGAGAATCGAGTAATTCTGACGGATGTTTTCGATTTGCCGGGGAAATTCGTTGATATAAAACGTCTCACCTAGCTCTGCACTGCCGGCCCGCCCGCTGAACGCAGTCGCCGCCTTCTGCCGCATCAGTCCCGCGATCTGCAGCGCCAGCCAGTGAACATCTGCCGGGGGCAAGATGCGCGATACAGCCGCATTGTTGTGCGCTGCAGCCGCCGTTCCATTGCAGGCCCGGGTTACCGTATAGGTGCGATAAATTGCGATTGGGGAATCATCAACATGGCTGGCTTTGGTCGTCCCATTCCAGCCGCGGCTGCATACCAGCATGTTTCCACCGATCTTGCGGACGTAAAGATCCTCGGTGCCGATTTGGATAACCTCGCCAGTATGGAACTCAGCGCCGTTGTCGACGGTGATCTCCTCGGTCGCATTATCCACTGCACCATTCAGGAGCGACGTGGCTGCCGTCGGCGCCGGGCTGCGTTCCCCGCCGTTGCCAGCCGTCACCAGCTGTTGTTCGCTATCAATGAGCAGCACCATCCCCGGCGAGATCAGACTGCCGTCCGAAACCGCCAGGCTGTTTGCATCGACGGTCTGGGTAATGGTCAGCCCTATACCCCGAGTTTCACTGTACAGCCCCCAGGTACCGGTAATCACCACTGTGGTGCCCCAGCCAGAGGTGCGCGCCAGCCAGGTGAATGGGCCGTTTGGCCAGCAGCGTTCGGCCGGGTAGGCAGTATAATCCGTCACCGCCACGCCGTCCACTATTACCGATGTAATCGAGAGAAGCGGCGCGCCCAAGTCGAGTGTTTCCGCGGAAACATCGACAGGGATTATTGTCCGCGTCTCGGTCGCCGGATAAAACCGGCCCAGATGGCGTGCCACAAACTGACTCGCCTCGCGGATGCGCTCCATCAGCCGAGGCTCTTCCCCGTTGATTCGCAGGTCGGCGATCAACTCGTCTGTCGAACAGTATATCTGCGCGTTGGACATGGTCACCTCTACGGCTGTCCCCTTCCCCGCCATTGACTGGCGGGGAAGGATTTGTTACCAAAACGATCCGATGCCAGACTAGCCGAGCAGCACGGCGATATGCTCGCCCTTCACTGCCTCAGCGCCCCAGGCGGCCGCGATTTCATAGACCACGCGGCGGTATTGGGGATAGACGCGCACCTCGAACGGCAGACCGGTGACCGGGTCAGCGATGATGAACGCATCGGTTGCTGCGTCACCGCCTTCCGGCAGTGCGGCCGGGCGTACAGCGAACCACACCGCCCCGCGGTGGAATGCGTAATTCCCGATGTAAGCATCGCTGCTGATGGCGAGCGGGTCGTTATTGACCCAGGCTACCTTCAAACCGGGTTCAGCAATTACGATATCACCGTCGCCGGGACCGGCAAAACCAGTGCTTACATAGTACTTATTGGTGTCGCGGCCGGTCTTGACGTTGGTCAGGATATCGCCCGGCAGGATGGTACCAGTACCGGTATCGATATGGATGACAGTAGCGCCGGCGGCATAACCGGCGGTCAGGTCCACCAGGTAGCCGCTGCCGGTACCTTTGGTATGCGCTCTGCTCTGGCCGGACTGGTGCAAATAGAAGCCTTCCAATTCGGCCATGATCCCGCGTTTGAGCAGGTCTTCGCCGCTGTTGAACAGATTGGCCTGCTTGGCGCGCAGGTTCGCCATCGCCGCATTGCTCAGCACCAGGTGCCGGTCGGAGATTGGCGTGCCGCTCTCGTCCAGTAACAGGGCGATCTGCGCCAGATCGGTCATGTCGGCCGCTGTGCCGAACGGCGGGGTGCCGGCGGTGCCGTACATTCCAGCCTTGGCCACCTTGACGGCGGTGGCCAGATCGCTCTCCATTTCATTAGTCAGCGTGCGTATGGCCTGCTCAAATTTGCCCTGCACCAGCATCTGGCGCGAGCCGGAATATTCGAGGCCCTTCAGTTCCTCGCCGGTCAGCGCAAACATGGCCGAGCGGGATTTGGTGATTTTGATGGTATTCGCGGTCTCGCTTATATCCGCCGGATTCGGCGCGGTAGAGGGAGCGGTATTGCCGGCGGTGACCTCGGAGGCGGCCAGGAAATTGATATCCTGATTCAGCGCCGCCCGTTCGGCAGTGTCGAAATCGACTGTTACGGCGGGGATAAAGCCGATCAGCTCGCGCGAGACGACGTCCAGCGCTTTGTAGATAATCCCCATTAAACCTGTGAGAGTGTTAGCCATTGCATTTTTCCTTTCTCAATTGAGAGATGATTCCTGTAGCAGCGGACCGCCCGCTGCTATTCCTCGTCGATGATTTTGCCGTCCGCCAGCATAAACGACATACGATCAGCCGCGGACAGCGCCTCAAATTCCGCCCGGGTCATCGATTTGGCCAGCCGGCCTTTCGCGCCCGGAACGGGTATAAATTTGCGCGCAGCCGCATCCGCATCGACCGCGTCGGCATCGCGCGCGCTGATGTACAGTTGGTTGGCAGCCTCAGCCTCGGCCTTCGTCTCGTCCAGCGCCGGGCGGAGCTCCAGGGCTTTCAGTTTGCCTTCCTCTGTACCCGTCTCGAAGGCAGCCAGCATGTCAGCCATGATGGTCTGGACCTTCTCTTCGGCCGTTCGGGCCGCGTCAAAAAGGGATTTGAGATTCGTCATTCGCTACTCCTTGGTCCAAAAATTTCCAGATAGTCGCGCAACTCGCGCGCCCTGGATTCGACCTGGCTCTCGGCCCCGGTTTCTTCGGGATGCCCCTCGGTTTCCTCGACCTCCGCCGTCTCTGTATCAGATTCGGCCGCACCGCTGGACGCGGTTTCATCTGGCACATCCATTGTGATGTCTTCGCTCGATTCGCTGTCCACCGATATGATTTCTCTATCCGGCTCAGCGTCCAACCTGGCCAGCAGTTCGGGCGGGACTTTTGTATACTCCCGCAGACAGTTCAGTACCGCCGCATTCTGCAGCCGTTGGAAGATTTTGCTCGGCGCCGTGATGATTTCATCCACAAACCCAAGCTCAAGCGCCTCCTGCGCCGTCATCCAGGTTTCATCGGCCATCATCTTGGCCAGTGCATCCGTGGTCAGGTCAGTCTTGCTTTGATAGGTTTCGATAATGCCCTGTTTGACCACCTTGAGCATGTCGATCGCGACTTTCAGATCATCCACCGTGCCCCAGGCGACAGTCCACGGATCGTGGATCATGAAAAATGCCGAGTCCTGCATTTTAACCACGTCCCCGGCCATTGCCACGTAAGTAGCCGCGCTGGCGCATAGACCATCGATCCGCGTGGTCACTTTGCCAGGGTACTCCGTGATGATCGCCCGGATCGCGCTTGCGGCAAATACGTCCCCGCCGCCCGAGTGGATTCGGATGGTCACCGGCCCACCCTGGCCAAGTTTATTTAGATCGGATTTGAACTTCGCCGGGGCGATATCATCATCGAACCAGGAATATTCGCTGATCAAACCATAGAATTCGACCTCGGGTTCGCCGCTTTCCGATTCGGCCGCATTGATCATCCGCCAAAACGGTTCGTAAGGTCTGGCGCTGCCCTGGAAACAGCGGACAGGCTCGCGGTATGATTTGCCGGAAGGTCGGTTTATAT